TTTGAAGCTGATTAGTGGTTGTATTATATATGATAGCCCCATTAACAAGGGTATCTACTGGAATAGCAGCTATTTGTGCCGCAGTTAATTGCGGTGCGTAAAAACCGTTATTGTTGTTAGTAGGACTTTCTTTAACTGCTAAGCTTGAAAAAGTTGTTATTGGCGGTCTCGGCATAAAAATAATCCTAAAATAATCCTAAAATTTTTAAAAAATTCTTAAGATTCTTTTTATGGCTAAGAACGTTTAAACCCGAAATACGATTTTAAGTTTCGTAGAAACTGTAGAAAAGTTTATTATAACAGATTTTTTAAAAAATTATAATTATCTATTATATTGTTACCGTTAAATTCATGTCAGTAACCAACACGGGATTAACTCCCGCGTTATAGGTTATAAACACCTCAACAAAATCAGTCGTAATAAATGCTACAGGTACCGATAACGAAAGAGAAGTAGCTGAATTTGTAGATAATTGAAAAGCATAATTTGCAGCTGCGATTTGTATTGTGCCATTTTTAAAAATACTAAGACCGATTGTACTTCCCCCAATCTCTGTATGCTTTGCTGATATATTAACACTTACTAATGCTTCAATAGGATTAGAACCTGTGTATTGAAGTTTGTTATTTGCGGGGCTACTAAAGTTATTTACCAAAGTTGCTGTTGTAGAACCAACAATTTTATAAAAAGTATTACTCGTTGTTATAGTGGTAGTCGTTAAATTGCCACTCATATAAAGCGAAGCTAATACTCCAATAATTCCATTAGATGCGGCAGTCAATCTACCAGCTGAATCCACTGTTAGATTTGTATTGGTATAACTACCAGGGGTAACCGCAGTATCAATCAAATCAATAACAGGGTTTTGTCCCCCCGTACTACCTATTCTAGTAGCCGTCCCTACAACTAATAAAACTGGATTAGCTCCATTAGATGCGGCAGTTAGTTGACCCTGCGCATTAACCGTAAAGCTTCCGTATGTATAATTTCCAGCAGTAACTGCTGTATTGGTAATATCTATTGTACCGGAAGTTGTAATTGCGCCCCCTGATAATCCAATACCAGCCGTGATTGATGTTACTGTTCCATTTCCATTTGTCATCCAAATAGGTAACTGTCCAGGACCTTGCGAAGTTAATACTTGACCAGCATTACCTAAGCTAGCAACAGATTGTAATGAAGTTGTAGGACCAGTACCACCACAAATAACTGAATATGGTGTAGTTGTAGTTATTCCTGTTCCTCCATATGGAACTGTTATGGTGTTTCCATTCCATGTTGCATTAGTGATTACTCCACTATTTAGGTTTAATGATGTGAATATAGTGATTCCAGTATTGTCAAATCTTATCATATTATTACCGAGAGCCGATACTTGCGCATTCACAAAATTTTGCAATGTCAAAGAACCATAAGTATCGGTATTAGTCGTCAGATGAGTCCACCTAAACCCAGAAAATAAATTATTTCTATATTCATGATTAAATTGCGATGGAATGGCAATAATAGGAAGAAAACTATTAGTTATCTGTAACGTAGATAGTGGTTGCGTATAGTTAAGTTGTTGCGTAGCTCCTAGAATATTTAAACATGGATTAATCCCTGCAACCGTTATAGTACTCATTGGCATAGTATATTCCTCGTGTATAAATTATGTTATTGCCATTTAATCTCGACATTATCATTAAATAAATCCCAAACAAAACGAGCACTTATTGCATCGAAATCAGCTTGTGGGGATTGTTCTATATTTGCTATTCTTCCGCCATTTAAATTCAAGTTGGCATTTATAAAAAATGTAGATTGCCCAGAAGTTGCGGATGCTCCTGGTGCTCCTGCGACTCCTGCGACTCCACCTTCTGGCGCAAAAGCCGCGGTAATAAGAATTTTCCCTAGTAAACTAGCTCCCCCTCCGAGCAAGTCTCTTAGCGTACCAAACGTAGCGTCAAAAATAGCACTTACTAGACCGTTTCCGACTCCTTTTGCAAGACCTCCCAGGGCGATTCCCGCTAGACCTTCAACCCCTGCCGCTCCAGCTGGTCCAGCTGGACCAGCTGGTCCCATAGGACCGATATAGTTAATACTGTCTGTCCCAATATTATTAATTATGTTAGTTTGTACCCATGTACTCAATCCATTAACTGCGCCGAATTGAACGCTTATACTATCGCCTTCTCTGATTTCATGAGTTTTATTATAAATATTAGCTCTAGTCAGTACCCAAGGCGTCTCAGTAGACCCAAGAACCGTTACTACGTACACTCCATTTTGATAACCAGCTGGTTGATTTTTTACCAAAATTAAAGAGTTTAAAAAAGGAGGTACTAAATCAATAGTTAATATGCCAGGAGCTGTAGAAGTTAACGTCGCCCCTACTCCTAGTATGCCGTTATTGTAGTTTGCAGCCAGAGCTAAAGTAGTAGCAGCATAACAAACGGGGATATCGACTATTGCTTCAACTGGTCGATCCATCGCGCTGCCTACCCAAAATTTATTTGTTGAGAGATTGGGTAATGTAATAATCGGTATGCTAATTGTAGGTATGGCGATACCATTTGCATCACCAACTAATACATAATTTGGATCACAAAGTATTCTGCCGGTAACTGGTGAGATAAAATTATGTAAAACATTAAACTTCATAGACAGTCCTTAATTAATTGCCCCAATTAATATTTTGTAGTTTTGTCGTTAATTGCGTATTTGGCAGAACTTGATTTCCATTAGGATCGGTATAAGCATCGTTACCAGGTAGTCTCGGGTTTTTTATAGGACGTGGATCAGCTTTTACAAGCGGCGGTCTATTTTGTTCTGACGGCACGTCTAAATAAGGTTTACCGACCATAAGACCGGTCCATACTAATCTATCACCGCGCCATTCCATTTGTTTAACCAAATCCTTATGGTTAAAATCAAGGCCACTTTCATCGCATACTCCGAGTGCCGAAGGATGCGTTGCGTCAATAACTACATTTTTCCCTTTCCAACGATTAACCCAACTCATTTAAATCTCTCCATAGTCTTCATCGCCACGAATACTTATGTTTACAGATTCTGAATCCGATATCGTGGCAAGATTAAATGATTGCTCATATTCGCCTTTAAATGCGCCGGCTACTTGAGGATTATATTTTAAGGCAAGTTGATAACTCAAACCCCATATCAAAGCCGGATAAAAACGTGATGGGATCTCCAAGGCGTTAGTGTAAAAAGCTCCAGCATCCTGAATCATTTGTTTATAAGAATATTGCAAACAATTATATTGATTAGAAGGCGCAGGCCATAAATTAAGAATAGGCGTGATTTGACGATTCAAATAATAAATACTTGGACGACTTTCTAATCTTTTGTTTGGATAATTCAAATACTCATATCTACTCACATTGCTTATAGGCATATCAAGAATATTATTATTAAAATAAATTTCTTGTATATCGAGCGTCGCTCCACCAGTTTCTCTTATACGATAAGCTCTAGCATCAATAGGAGTAGGAACGTCAAACCATACATTAACTCCTTTTACAAAATCCAATGAAGAAAGAGTAATCAATGGCAACCAATCAATATTATTTACTGAACTTTCAATAATTAGATTATAAGTACGATCAACATTAGATTGAACGCCCACAAAGTTAATTTGCTGAGTTTCCCCCATCCCATAATCATAGGAAATATTGCCATTTGCAGCATTTTGAGTACAAGCAGTTAGTGGGTCACCATCAAAAGCATTAGCAGCTACACCACCATTGCTACTAGCAGCGACTCCATCTAATTGACGTGTCGATGTTCTGAGATTCGCTTGTATGATATTACTCACTGTAACAGGCAAAGTATATTGTATCTGCGCAGTTATAAGAGGAAGGTAACTAATTTCAAGAGTCCAAAGATTTATACTTTTGTTCATCCACTCTAGAAGCAAAAGATCAATACTTCTTTTAGCTGAATCTAACTTTTGAGGCTCTACAAACTCCCCTAAAATACCTATTCTTTCAAAGGCTTCTCTGATAATAAGCTCGATTTGAATAGATTGAAAATTAAAAGTACCGGAGGTAGGAAGCATCAAGACATCTCTTTTTAATTATTATTTGCGCCCAAAGCCTTTTAATGTCTCAGCTAAATTAGCTCTTTTTCTAGTTAAAGCATTTTGCGAATGAGTGGCTTTTTCTAGTTTTTTTTCAGGGATTTTTTTGCCTTCAGGTATTCCTAATGTTTTATGTAAAGCACCTTTATTCTCTGGTGTTATAGCCCCTTGAATCCAGTTTTTTCCAGATTTAGCCATTACTTCTCTTTTTGCTCTGCTATGCGACATGTCAATATACCTTTATTTTAAGCTTGTAAGAAAATGAAATCAAAAGTGTCGGTAACCGGAGTAACCGAGGAATCTACTTTTAATAAAACAAAATTTGTAACATTCTGAGAACTGATTATTTGCGACGTTGTTTGATTAATTAAAATGGGAAACAAGTTGCTAAGCTGGTTTTCAAAAGTAATAAAATTACTGTTAATCTGATCTAATGTCTGATAAAGCGAATAAGTAATCCCCGCGCCAGATGGCGGAAATATTACAGACATAGAATAGTTAATATTGCTTGTGTTGCTATTAACCACGAATAATGACAAATATCCAGCATTTCCAGTCCCAACTTTAACTTGGCTAACTGCCGCATTTACCGTTATAGAAGTTATGACATCAAAATATTTAACGCCATATACAGTATTGTTATTAGGCCCATTAATGGTGTCGCTAATAGGAGCATTATTTTGAAAACCATTAACTACAAAAGTAATGGCACTTAAATTGTTTACCGATGTAAGCGAAACAGATTTTATAAAATTGTTTACTCTAAAAGAGATTTGGTCAGGAACACTATTATTTTTCAATGTGCCATTTAACAATAAAGAACCCGCTCCAGGCGTGTCTTGTAAAGCGCATACTGCTGCTAAATCTACAACTGGCCACGTTAATTTTGAATAAAGAGACATGTTGTTATACCTTTATATTTGTCTAAAATTCATTTCAATACTATTAGCTATCTCTCCCAATTGTCCACTGATATGTATCAGAAGAGAGGCGAATGGTAGTGATGGTTGAAAACTTATGCCAGCCGTTGGTAAAATAGGGAATCTATATTGGTCATTCGCAGTGTCTGCTTTGATTGTGAAGATATGAAAATCATTATTTACAGCATCTAAAAAAGTTGTGCCATTATGGCTAATATCCGAAATAACAGCGAAGATGGTTGTATGAATACTTGCAGCAGTTAATTTTGATGTAGTCAAAATATAATTAATATTATCACGTTCAAGATTAATATTAATCAGTGGGAAGAAGCCAGTATATCCCGTGCCAACTCGCACTTGGTTTACTGCTCCACTTGTTGCTATGGAATAAATTTTGTCATAAATTTGTCCTGAATAAACAGTATTAGCATTAGGCCCTACTAACACTTCCGTGATAAGAACTCCATTTTGGATACCACTAATAGTAAAGTTTACTGCCGCAAGGTTATTTGCAGAAGTAAGAGAAATAGACCTACTATATCCACGATCAATAAATGATACTTGGTTTGTCACTTGATTAGCGAGATTGCCGTTTAAAACAAGATTAGCCGCCCCAGCAGTATTTTGTAGTATGCAGACATCCGAGGTGTTAGCCACTGGAAAAATATATCTTAAATATCTAGACATAGGACGACTCTCTTTTAAATTTAAATAAGTATGTAAATTAGATGTTTTTGTTCTAATTTACATACTCTTTAGGAATGTGCAATTTTCGCACATTGGTAATTAAACTCCAGGTGAACCAAAGATCCCACGAGGATTAGATACACCAAAAGAATAACGCTCTGTAGCCTTAGCCATAACGTTATCTGTCGGATAATCAACGTAAGTATCAGTCTCAACAGGTGTTCTTTGAAAATGTTTTAATCCATCTTCTGCGTCAGTAATTATAAACCAAGCAGTAGCCGAAGTTAGATACTGATTAATTTTATAACCATCAGGGATGTAATCATTATGATATAAGGCGTTAATATCATTGTTTGCTACATCCACACGGAAAGCAGAATTAAGTAACCTAGAGGCAGCGAATTGCAACTCTCTCGGTAAAATCAGTTTTTTAGCCATAGTTTGAGACAAAATCCCGCTTTGCATTGGGAATTTTTGAATCAAAATAATAGCTTGTTCTACTCCTGCCTCACTAAAATCAACGTTTGGAGCCGCTCCAGCAAAGGCATTAGAGAATACACCGCCGTCAATTGGGTGATTTGCAGAACATACTGATTGACCGTCACCGATAGGATAAGCTGCATTAAAAGCATTATTTAATACATTTGCACCAAGAATATTCTTAGTTACCCTTAAAGAATTTCTAAGTGAAATTGCTTGTTGTGGAAACTGATTTTGATACAAATTATCTTCAACGGCTTCTTTAGTAATCGTAAAACTTAAACCAACCCTTTTATGAATATAGTTAGTCACGATTCTTTGTCCCATACTATCAGTAGCAATAGGTTGACCTTCCATCTTAATATCAGCTGCGCCAAGATATTTCATCTCAACTTCGATTTCCTGATACTTATCCGATTGGTAAGTTTTAAATATCTCTGTCCATTGTTCAGGATATGTTGGATATTGCCCAAAGACCGCCTTTAAACCAGGGCGGAGTAACTGAGCGATTTGTCCGGTATTTATCATAATTTTATACTCTTTCTATAATTAAACAGCTACTACGCCAAGAGAACCGCCTCTATAAGCATGATTGTTGATTGTGACCATTACATTTAGGAAAGCGGCAGTTGTTGCATCTGCTACATAACTAATTGGATTACTTAAATTAATAGGATCATTGGTATAACCGATTACTTTTAAAGGTAAGGTAATGACCGTATGGGCTATATCGTTGGCCGTAAATGTAGTTGCTAAAAAAGCTCCTGATTGACCGGTACGAGTACTACCATCACCTGGATTCTGTGGAGCTAAGTTTGCACCACCACCGCCGAGTCCAAGTCCAAAGTTTTGACCCATTAAGCCATATGGAAAACGAGCCTCGTCCAATACGTTTGTCCAAGTCGATACTTGTATATCAAAAACTGCACTTGGATCATCGATGACAAGAGCTGTAATTTTACTACCAGGCATAACTGCTGTAGCAGCTGGCCAGTAAGGAGCTTTAACAAGTACGCCTGTTGGCAGCATATATTCACAGCCCATGAAGACACCAACGATCGAAACGTCGTTTGTTCCGGCATTACCGTCTGTGTCAAATCCATATCTTGCTATTGTGCCGCTGCCTTGGTTAGCATTGGCCGTATTCCAAATTACTGGATCGCCTGTAAAGATACTTGTTGCGTAAGTTGCCACTCCGTCTGCGGGAGCGCTTATATAATATGTGTTTGTTTTTTCAGTCCAGCTACCACCGTTGATTGATGATAGTGGTCTTAAGCCGAATGGTGCATTTACGCCATAAGCCATATAAACCTCTTGTTTTAAATTTAAAAAATTATTTTTTTTAAATCTTTTAAGGTAGAGATTTAAGAGACCGATAATACGATTTTGAGTTTCGTAGAAACTAGTAATTGGATAATCTTTTAAGGAGAGATTTGATAAACCGATGCAACGTTTTAACGTCTTGCCTGACATGTTCCTTTTATGGAGGAGGAACAACCAAAAGATACGATTTTGAGTTTCGTAGAAACTTTAAACTTCTTGTGAATCAAGAATACTAATTGTTAATTGTATTAAAATTATTCATTTCGTCAATAGATAATTTATTATTAGATTTTTTAATTCATCTTTAGCTCGACATTATCATAACTGTAGCCCCGTAAGGTAAAGCAGTTACTAACTCTCCACTAGCATCGGCTATAGAAATAACCACAGATCCCAAATTTTTTGTCGTCCAAAAACCATGAGAAACAAAAGGAATTGATCCGCCGTTAGTCCCCAAAGAAATAAAAACCCCATAGTTAATATTAGGCATCGCAGTTGAGAAAGTGATTTGATAAGATCCTGTTGAGTCTGTAATTCTAGTGACTCCGTTAGCTGGAACATTAGCTTTGTCCCCTATAACTATAGTATTGCTTATATCGGTGAATGTACACCAAGCCTTTGGAGTGAATGGATTCTTAAACTGCCCGTCTACTGTAATATTACCCGGTACGACCATATTACCGGCAGTATCAATCGTCACGTCATTTAAAATCAAATATCCCGTCCCATTACTAGCAAGCGAAATGGTGCCGTCTACTGTAGTAGTGTATAAATCTAGGCCATTTAAAGTAAACTCACCTACTTGAAGAGAGTTTAAGTTAACGACATCCGGCAGTAAATTTATGGTTGGATTACCTAAAATGCCATCGCCATTAGTTATATTAATATTAGTACCCGCTGTTATAGTGGTAGTAGCCCATGTTAAGGGTGCTACACTTTTGATTACTGGTATTCCTGTTGTAATAACATTATTTAAGTTAAAAATGGATGCCGGCAGTTTAAAATCAATTATCGCACCGGGTGGAACTACATTGCCATTGGTTATATCTATTGAATTGTCTGAACTGCTAGCTTCAAACGCTACAATGCCGTTGTACCCCCCACCGAATGGTATGATACGCCATAATCCAGCCGCAGTTGATGCATCATAGAGTTTAAAATCTATAATATCCCCAGGATTCAAGGTGTATAAAAGGGTGTTGTCGTTTTTTAGTATGTTAAAGGTATAGATAGAAATATTATTAAATATTACATCCGTACCCGTTGCCGCGAGTGTCGCGTCTGGGAGGGTGATTGTCCACCCAGCTTGGTCAGGATCAACATCATTGAATCCAGCGGCTATTGGACCACCGGCAAAAGATGACGGCCACGACAAAACTATATTATTAGTTAGTGTGATTAACTGATACGATACTTGTGTGGGGTAGACTGTACTACCATTTACTACGGTATAAGGCATATTTAAAAATTATTTATAGAAGTTAGAGGAGCGGCAAAACCACCTAGATCATTACTAACTCCTCGCAATGATTTTATTTTATTTGCATTCAATTCATTAAATGCCTGTGTTGCTCTTTTGCAGAAGACGTCTGGACGTTCCATCAAAATAACATCCTTATAAGAGATGTATTTCCTAGATAAGGCGTTTCTTTCTAATGGATCAAAAGAATATCCGGGTGCTCTATCGGAAGGCACTAGAGTCCATCCTTTTGCTGCCATTTCTTCTACTCTAAAGTTGGCTTCTCCTTTTATTCCGGTATTCACCCATCTGTAAGAATATCCATCCTTCTTTACACCTTCAGGAAGAGTAAAGGGACTCATGTAATCCATGCTATATTCTTCTCTTGCTTCTTGTATTCTTGCTTCGCTATCTCTTGTTGTACGTGACATAATTATTTACCTTTTTTTAAATCTTCTAATTTGTATCTTAGCCAGTCTTTTTCGCTGATTCCCGCATTGCTGCACATTCTTTTTTCATCAGATGTTAGAATCATTTGGGTTGGACCGGCAGTCTTGCCGCTCATAGAGGAGGTATAAGAATTTCTAACTGCTCCTACAGGGGCGACGGCATCTAAGCTTTTTGTATTCTTTGGTGATTCCTTTTTGATTTTTGATATGTAATCATCAATATGGTCAAAATATTCATCTGTAAAAAGAGCGGCTTCATTCCCACTGTGATTTAAGTTGACGTCTAAATCATTAATAAATTTTGCAACTTTATTCGCCATATTGACATCATATTGCCCCGAATTAGGATCTAGATATTGATGATCTTCTAACCAATCTTTGGCAATTTCTTGCTCTCTTTCGTTAAAGCGAGGATTTGCATATCCCGATTGTTCATAATCGTTATTTTGTTTTGCAGGCGTAGGCTTTCCCCGCTCTTCTGTGTAGGCCCATTTCTCTAGATCATTGATGGTATGTATAGCCTTAGTTAAGGAGATATCAGCTTCTAATAAAGAATCTAAATCACCCTCTTCTATGGCTCTTCTTTTGTTCTCTTTTGCTTTATCTAAATCGGCATAAGCACTCTTCCCATAGTGATAAGTACCTGAGTTCAAAGATTCGCTAAGCATTTGTTTAAGTTGCAAATTTTCCTGATACAAAGCTTCTTTTTCTGCAATAGCTTGGTATTTGCGCTTTTTCTCTTTCCAGATTTTGCTTTTTTTCTTTTCTTGTTCAACGGGTGCCTCGGCTTCGGCCTCTTGGCTTTCTTCTTCTCCTGATACTTCAGGCTCTTCTATTTCTTGAGACTCTTGTTGACCGTTTTGTAACTTTTCTATCTCTTCTAAGGCCTGTTGTATTTCGACTAATCCGCTTGTATCCTGCTGTTCTTGATACTGTTCGGTATTAACGACATTTTGTTCTGAATTCATAATTTATCCATATATTTTATTTATCTTGTGATGTGTGACGGGTCAGAAATGATGAGATCAATTGCATCTTCTTTTAAGACAAAAACCGGCAAGTTATGGCATTGTATTTTGTATCCCGCATGTCTTGGAAATACTACCCAATCACCAACCTCACACCATTTTCCCGTTTGTTCGTAACGTGGATCTAAATAAGCGGCCTTAGATTTTTTGACTACTAATCCTACGCAACTTCTATATTGTTGTTCGTCATGGACGATATCGGGTCTAAAAATGCCGTTTACTACTTTCGGCTCAGTATAAAGGCGAACTAATATCGTCCACCCTTGAGGTTCAATATCATTAAACTTGCTGATTTCTTCTTCTTTTGAGAAATTATTTAAATCAATTCCTAAATCTTCTTTATTCATCTGTACTTCCTTTGAATATGTTTTGACATATGTCTATTGCATCTTGCATACCTTTGATTTGACCGACGGAAAATCGATATGAAGAAAAGTCGTGAATCTGCCCGCTAATGACATAATTCTCGATTTTATTTTTTTCCTCACGCAGGGTTTCAACTAGTCTTTTTAAAAGCATTTTTACAAAACGTCTTTTAATGATTTTTTCGTAACTTTAATTGGCAATCCTTGTGGAGTCGCTTGCTTTAAACGGATCTTAGCTACGCCGCCCATCGCAAACTTTTGACATCCACCTTTATCTTTTTTTGAAGCTCCGGTACGTACACGATCTTCCATTTTTTTGACCGTGCCACCGTGCATGTATTCCATCTCGCTGCCTTCTTTCTTAACTGAGCCACCTTCTTTATAAGCTCTCATTTTGCTTTTATCGGCACATGATTTTGAGTAATAAACGTCATCTGCTTTGCCTGGATGATTAAGCAGTCTTTCTGCCTTTTCTCTCATCGAGTCTTTTTTACCTTGATAACCCGCCTTCATATTTTTAGTAATTTCCGTCATTTTGGACTCCTTGTTTAATTAATTCAGTTTGTGATTTTAGTTCCGCCATATCTTCAACAGACTCAATCTTGGCTTTTTCTCTTTCGAAATCTAATTCTGCCTTCAAGATGTCTGTTTCTGTTTTGAGTTTTGCAATATCCTCAGCAGATTCAATCTTGGCTTTTTCTTTTTCAAAATCTAATTGAGCTTTAAAGATATCTGTTTCTGTTTTTTGACTTGCTATTCTTTCTTTAGCTTCTATTTCAGCTTGTTTTTGCTGGATATCCGCCATTAGCAAGGCATTTGGATCAATTGGAGCTTGCTGTTGGTCATTGCCGATACCTGAATCCTCTAATGCTCCTGCAATAGCCATAGCAATAGAATTTTGTATTTGTGGATCTTGAATCTCTTCTAATGGAGGCAATTCTTGACCTAGTAGCTGTTGCATTTGTATTAAATATTCAAACGCCTCATGTTCTTTGACATGCGCCATAATTATTGGTTGAAAATCAGGGTGAGTTTGTGCAAATAGCCCATGAGTTAATTTATGAGCCGCATGATCTTGCCAAATAGCAGCTTTTAAAGGCATATCTTTCATAGCGTTTAAGTTTTCGCTAATAGGATCAAGCGGCAAAACCTCTGCTTCTTGTGGTTCTGGTTTTAAAATACTATCTATATCTTGCGCATCTAATCCTTGCGCTTCATAATTCTGTCTTAACACCTCCCGCATATTGTGTAGCTCAGGAGCTTGTTGAGCTGTCCTTAATATAGATTCTGCCTTTAATATCTTTTGAGTAGTAGAATTTACTGAAGGATCAGAAACAGGAATAATCTTCACTTCTTCTAGAAAATCATTAGCAGTAATGGTTCTTTGTGAGTTGCCAAAGTTAAACTCTTCTGATTCTAAAGTTTTTCTAAAAAGCTTATCTATCAATTGCAATTCACGAGTTAAAGATACGTGAACTGAACGCAGAACTGATGACTGAATACGATTGTTCGTCTCAAGAAGAGCAATAGTAGTACCAGTTGGAATATCTTCTTTTGATTGAAGCATACCCATCTCACTTGTTGACCCTAATTCTTTACACTGGGCAACAATCTCTAATCTAAGCTCACGAAGAGCAGCAGAAGGTTCGGAATAAGGCAAAGGCATAAAAGCCTCACCCAAGGGAATACCGCCTGTGTCTACTTCTACAAATTGCCCTGGGCCTACAATTAAATCGTTGTTCTGAGATTTAAAACCTTTGCTTCTTAATCCGCCGGGCAGATTTTTAAATGATCCTGCATCTACTAATTGTCTAAGCAATTTTGTCAGAGTGATAGCATTTGAGCCAATAAGATGAGCTAAACCTATGCCGTAAACGCCGAAACCAGGCAAATAGTTATACTGAACGAAGTAATTTTCTCTTTTTTGCTCCGGGTCATTTTCTTCCCAGTTCTTTCTGATCGACAGTATTTCTTTAGTAATTTTGTCTATTGTAACTATATATGGCAGAGGTATGGCATTATCTGTTTCGCCCACCCTATCATCAGTAAAATCCTTTAAATTAAGGTATGTATGAACTTCGTATATAGGAAACAATGATTGTTTTGTATAGACACTAATATCAACATCGTCTTTTTTAGGTCCCTTCTCTTCGTCTTCGGGGTTTTCTGAAGTCTTTAAATAAGATAATTCTGCATCTCGATAGATCTTATTCTGCTGATTTAGGATAATATCCCTTTTAGAAAGGTGCAAAATATGAGTTAGTCTGCTCGATTCAAGAATAGAAGTGCAATCGCCATCAATTACAAAATCCTCAGGCCGAATAAAACGACTTAATGGCTTCTTTAATAATTGATCGTAATATACTTTTTTGAAGCCGCTGCCATAAAGGCCTAGATAAAGTAAAAATCTTTCAAAGTCTGAGTAATAAGATTCATCTTGAACGGTTAAGTAATAATTTAGCCAATCTCTATTAGCCTCGCCTTTTCTTTCTATTTCTTCACTACTTACTCCGGTAATTTTAAATCCAGCTGGTCCAGACCCTGGCAAAAGTTCTGCTCTAGTTGTTGCGTAAAAACGAATAAGTGCAGTAGAAAGAGTAGTATCAAACGTTCTAGTAGCACCTTTATAAGGAGCAGCATCTAAATCTTCTAAGGAAAAGCCAAGGTATTTTTTAACCTTCTCGACTGAATCCATCCAGTCCTGGCGAG